AGGACTAAAATTAAATCCTAAATCCGTGTTAATTAGACGAAATGAATTTAATTCAGCCGAAGAAGATTGTCTAATTCGAAACACAGTCGGCAATGAAAATTTGTTAATTTCAAAATTAGATAACAAATATCCTTTCTGGTTTATTGACAGCGGTTATACAAATTTCTTAGAAGGCAAGAAGAAAACGTTTCATAGAATTGTGAGAAATCACTTACATTATGGTGATTTTTTTGAAGCTCCTGCTGACCGTCTTGGAATGTTTAAAGAGTTTCCGCATCAATGGAGAACAGACGGCGACAAGATTTTAATCATTGAGCCAGGCTCACTAGCAGCTGGAATATTTCACGTAGATTTAAAAACTTGGAAATATCGAGTAACTGAAGAATTGAGGAAATACACTGATAAACGTATTGTTTTTAGACGTAAGCATCCAAAGAAAGAAAGATCTAGATTGTATGATGTATTGCTAAACGAAGATTTTTATTGTGTTGTTAATATTAATTCAAATGCTGCAACTGAAGCAGTGTGGGCAGGAGTTCCCATAATTACTTTAGACAAACATATCACAAATCCCATCGCGAGAAATAGATTATGTGACATAAATCACTTACTAAGGCCAAATGTTGCTCCTTGGTTGTGTATGTTGAGTTACAGCCAATTTACCTATCCCGAACTTGTTAACGGCACTGCTGTTAACATTATTAAACAATATCATCGCTAAAATGATTACCACAGTAGCGTACTATGCAGGCATTCCGCCGAACAATAATAATCCAGAAAAACCCCTAATCCTCAACAATTTTTGTCAAGGTGTTAGAGCCTCAGGCGACCAAGCAATGGCACATACTGGAATGCACGCCTTGCCTTGTGATGTTGCACTAATACAAGGCTTTGTTCACGAGCACGGCAAAACAGCACCGCATTTAATTTTAAGAAGAAATGCCATAGAATTACAAAAGCGCAACGGCAAACGTAGTTTAATTGTTGACAGTAATTTATTCTTATATGCAGATCCAGGAAATACAAAAACATATCTACGCTATAGTTTTGACGGAGTATTTCCAACTACAGGATTTTATTTTGACAAAGACATAGATGCATCACGGTGGCAAAATATTAGTAAAGATTTAAACATATCGTTAAAACCGTACCGCACAACCGGAACTCATATTTTAATTTGCCTCCAAAGAAACGGCGGATGGAGTATGAGAGGATTGAATAGTATTGACTGGCTTAATAGCACTATTACAGAAATACAAAAATATTCTAATAGACCTATTATAGTTAGAGCACACCCCGGCGATAAGAAAATTAAGGCAGCTTTACAGATACAACATAGAAATGTAACTTTAAGCACTAGTGAAAAATTAGTAGATGATTTTAAAAATGCTTGGGCTACGGTTGTATATAATAGCAGCCCTAGTGTTGCTAGTTTGATAGAAGGAATACCTACCTTTCTTACTGATCCAGAACCAAGACACAGTCAAACATACGGGATAGCAAATACAGACTTAGCACATATAGAAAATCCACTGATGCCCAATAGACAAGAGTGGATTGAAAGATTATCAATGTGTCACTGGAATTTTGAAGAACTCAAATCAGGTCAAGCCTGGCAGTTTTTTAGACAATACGTTTAATTAAACTGCTGCCAATACGGCTCATTTCTTTGTACCAGTAAATCCGAACGCTTGCTCTTTCCTAATGTCTTGCGGCCACCTTTAAGGTGATCCAACCAAGCACCCCATTCGCTGTTGATTAAAGGATGCCCCTCACCTTTGATTAAATGTCCACTCCAGTCTAGATTGTTAAGAGTTTTAAATTTATTTCTAACAGCATCAAAAACAAAACTATCGTGCCATTCGTCTAATGTAAATATTCCAGATTCTGCATCGTCGTACATACGTTGAAATTCTTTTAAGAATAACTGTACTACTGGAGATCTAAGATTCATCGAGTATAACCCGCACTCACTAAATTTTCCCTTGCGACCAAGATAACACAAATCTTTTGTTGGGTTACACAGACGTAATACATCTTCATACTTAATAGGACTATGACAAATTGTATCAGCATCCATCCATATTAGTATGTCGGCATCTGTTTCTCTAGCACAATGAAATATAGCATAAACTTTATGAGCAAACCTTACAGCATTCCATTTAAAGCCCTTACCTGAATCTCTACGTTTGCTACGTATTGGATCTTGACTAACATCGCCTGTAGCTTTTGGAACACCTTTCCATTGTTCTTTAAATGTCATTAACTCTGGGATCTCTTCAAGCCTTTTTAACGTAACGTGATTGTGATTAGAAATAGCAGGATTGCATTCTTCTGGATAAATGTGTAATTTAATTTCCTCAGGCCAATTCTCGCAGAATGTGTTGATCATACGTTGACCGTACTCCTTTAATCCGGCAGGGTGAAACGTTGTTACTACTGCATATTTTAATTTTGTATTTTCCAAACTTGTAATCCTTTTTGTGTATCTATTAATCGATAACTAGACAGAGTCAACGGCTTTGTATCTTCTTTTGATATTATTTCTTCGCCTTCAATAAACAATGTTGGTTTCCAACGTTGCCAAATTGGGTACAGGGGTTTTATTACTTTTATGGATCTGCGTTCTATAAAAATAGCATCAATGTCAACCATTGCTTCTATGTTATCTAATCCTTGTCTATACACTAAGTTTCTTCGTTTAATTGTACTATCAAAGGGCAACAACACAAATACAGTAGTGAATGTTTCTAACAAGTCATCTAAATTACCAAAAGCAGATCCCACGACCAAGACATTCTTAAGGTCTTTTACTCCGCAGGTTTTCTTTATTCGTTTATAAAACTTTGACATAGATAGACATTAAATACTCATATATTTATTTTACCTTATGAACCTTAGAATTTATCGCGATTATGGTGCATTGAATAGTGCGCCCATCTTTGATGCCTTTACTAAAGGAGCCATTCGTGCAGGTTTCAATATTGTAAATTCAAATGAAGACATTGCTGTAATTTGGTCTGTGCTATGGCAGGGGCGTATGGCTAAAAATAAAGAAGTATATTACCAAATGCTTGAAAAAAACAAACCAGTAATTATAGTCGAAGTTGGCAATTTAAAACGAGGAATTACTTGGAGAATATCAGTTGGGAATATAAACGGTAACGGACTTTTTAATAATTTAGATAACTTAGATATGTTAAGGCCAACGAAACTACAAGTGGCGTTACAGGATCCAAAACTAGTTAGACAGCCTGAAATTTTAATAGCCACCCAGCATCAATCTAGTCTGCAATGGCAAGGACAACCTAGTATGGAAGACTGGGTCATAGACACCATTAAGGAAATTAAACAGTATACTGATAGAAAAATTATTGTTAGGCCGCACCCAAGATCACCATTTAAAAAAGAAATAGTAAACGCAATAATAGAGATACCTAAAAAAATATCTGGGTCATACGACGATTTTAATATTAACTATAACTACCATAGTGTGGTTAATTTCAACAGTGGTCCAGCAGTGCAATCTGCAATACAAGGTGTGCCAATAGTTTGCGATTCGTCAAGTTTGGCATCACCTGTATCTGACATTTTATCAAATATCGAAACTCCTATTTTACCAGATCGAACAGATTGGTTTTTAAAATTATGTCATACAGAATGGACTGTTGATGAAATAATGAAAGGCACCCCACTAGATCGAATTAAAAAAATACTTTGACAAAATAGTTGCTTTTCTAATTCTTAGATGTTATACTTGATATATGTTAAGCTCTGAATACATCGAAGATATCTTTGTCAAATTTTTTGACGCAGTCATCCACTCTAGCGTTTCTATGCAAACGCAAGATAGTTCGGCCGCACTTAGTTTTTATAACTGCATTCAAAACGGAACTCAGTTGACTGAAAACCAAGGTCGGTTTATTTTAAAAATCCTCGACAAATATAAAAATATATCTGCTATCAATGGATACGATTATAAGGAGTTAATTAAAACTCCGAGTTGGAAGTCTCCTTTTAGGGTATTAGATTTAACTAAAAAAATATCTGTAGAAAAAGATGCCGAAGGAAAATTGTGGATATGTGTAAAGTTTCCCTACAACTTAAAAACTCAATTTGATAAAGAAGTGTTTAGCGGAGACAGTGCGCAAAATAATTCATATTGGGATCACGAGAGAAAGTATAGACGTCTACCGTTTTATGGTGCTAACCTAATGCTATTACACGATTTCTGTGCAAACAACGGTTTTGAAATAGACGAATCTTTTATTGCAGCTTTGAACGAAACTGAAGAAATATGGAATCGGTCTAATGAGGTTACTCCGTTTAGTGTAGACATTAACAACGAAATTGTTTTAGTAAATTCTAACGAAGATACAGAAAATTATTGGACAGATCATAAAACAGATTCAAAAGAACACAATATGTTCTTGGCAAAGTCAATGGGCTATCCATTAAAATTACAAGCAACACCCAAGTCGCTTATTGAAAAAATCAGTAATAGCGACCATAATAATTTTTGGATAAAAGACTTTAAAAGCTTCTTTGAAATGTACAAAAATATAGGTGGAGTAGTGTGTGTACTAATCGATAGAGCTTCTAGTCCATTGCCGTACTTACAGGAATTTATAGAAGCTGCCGATATTTCAAATATAGATAGAGCTGACATAAAAGTTTGTTTTAGAGAAGATAACAACTCCACTTCAGAATTTAACAAATGGGTGAAAGAGCAATCGTTAGGCGGAAAAGTAGACAGCGGTAAGATTTTTATTTTTAATCAAAAGCCACCTAAATGGTTGTTTCATAAGCAAATACCTGTTAAACTAATAGTTACTAATAACTTATATCCAGACACATCTATGTTAGTTAGAGACTGGTTGTCTGGACATCCGTGTGTTTGTTACATAGGGAATATTAAGCCATCAATACAAAGGAAAACTGTAATTGTCGAATTGTAAACTAGTAATTAAAGACGAAGTAAACATCAAGTTTGAAGGACTTGCTGTAGAAACACGTAGAAAAATTGCTAACAAATTAAAATTTGAGTTGCCGTATGCAAGGCATATGCCAGCATACAAACTAGGTCGATGGGACGGTACTAAGGTTTACTTTGGCATAGGTGGTACAGGATATCTAGCACACTTAGATGTTATATTACCAATTGTAACGGCCGATGGTTATGAAATTGAAGTTGAGGATCTTCGCCACCCTCAAGAATTTAAATTTGCATCAGTTACAGAAAACTATTGGGCAGATAAAGGCAAGACTTGGCCCACCGGCCACCCCAACGCAGGCGATCCTATAATACTACGTGACTATCAATATGACGTAGTTAATAAGTTTTTAGAAAATCCTCAAGCATTACAAGAAGTAGCTACAGGTGCCGGTAAAACAATTACTACTGCTACGCTTAGTCATCTTTGCGAGCCTTATGGTCGTACAATGGTTATTGTACCTAACAAGTCGCTGGTAGTGCAGACTGAAGAAGATTACAAAAATCTAGGTCTTGATGTTGGAGTATATTTTGGCGACCGAAAAGAATTAAACAAAACACATACTATTTGCACTTGGCAAAGTCTTAACGTATTAGATAAGAACAGTTATGACGATGCTGCGTTATCGCTGGCTGAATTTACAGAAGGTGTTGCCGCAATCATTGTTGACGAAGTCCACCAAGCTAAAGCAGAAGTACTAACTAAACTGTTAACACAGAACTTTAAAAACTGCGCCATTCGCTGGGGATTAACTGGAACTGTTCCTAAAGAGGCTTGGGAGTTTCAAGGTATATTAGCCAGTATAGGGCCTGTTATCAATCAAGTATCCGCACACGACCTGCAGGAAAAAGGTGTGTTAGCACAACTTAACATTAATGTGCTACAGACTACAGACATACAAGAATTTAGAAGTTTCCAAGATGAATATACATTCTTAGTAACGGACGATACTAGATTAACTTGGATTGCTAATAAGATTAAAGAATTATCATTAAGTGGAAATACATTGGTATTGATTAATAGAATTGATACTGGCAAAAAATTAATAGAACGTATTCCTGACGCTGTGTTTGTTAGCGGAGGAATGAAACTTGACGATCGGAAAGACGAGTATGACGAAATTAAAACAAGCGATGACAAGATTATTGTGGCGACTTACGGTGTGGCCGCTGTGGGTATTAATATTCCAAGGATTTTTAATCTGGTTCTTCTTGAACCCGGAAAGAGCTTTGTCCGTGTTA